GGTACTCAGAAAGAGCATATGGATCTTGCAGAAGGTTGTAAAAAGATCTTTATTGAACAATTTCCCACCTGTGCAGAAGCACTTGAGTGGATCTAAATAAAACACCTTGGAGTTAATACTATGCCATCATATCCTGTAAAGAACAGCAAAACTGGGGAAGAAAAGGAGTTGAATTTGACTATTGCAAACTATGAGCAATGGCGTAAAGATAATCCCGATTGGGACAAAGATTGGAGTAAAGGATGTGCCTCTGCACAGGAAGTAGGTGATTGGCAAAATAAACTAATCTCTAGAAATCCTGGATGGAATGATGTCCTTGGTAAAGCATCGAAAGCACCTGGTTCAAGAGTAAGAAGGATTTAGTATGGCAAGAAGAAAAAGAGCATCTGCAGAACAACCCATTGGAGTTGGATTCACAGCAAAGCAGATGAAGAGGAAAAAACCCCTCAACCAGGAATATCTGGTTGATATTGATCCACTTTCCGAAAATCAAAAACAACTTTTCAATTCATATAATGAAGGTAAGCACATTGTTGCTTATGGTTGTGCAGGCACTGGTAAGACCTTTATTACACTCTACAACGCACTTCGTGATGTTTTGAGTGAGAACACTCCTTACGAGCGTATCTATCTTGTACGCTCTCTGGTAGCAACCAGAGAGATTGGTTTCCTTCCTGGATCTCATGAAGACAAGGCAGACATTTATCAGATTCCATATAAGAATATGGTGAAATATATGTTCCAAATGCCTAGTGACGCAGACTTTGAGATGCTATATGGAAATCTCAAGTCTCAGGAAAGTATTAAGTTCTGGTCCACTTCATTTTTGCGTGGAACTACTCTTGATAATGCTATTGTTATCGTGGATGAGTTTCAGAATTTGAATTTCCATGAACTTGATAGTATCATCACTCGTGTTGGTGAAAATACCAGAATTTGTTTTTGTGGTGATGCACGCCAGTCCGACTTACAGAAAGATAAAGAAAAGAATGGTATCATTGATTTTTTAAGTATCTTGCGTAAAATGGAATCTTTTGATATAATTGAATTTGGTGTTGATGATATTGTCCGCTCTGGACTTGTCAAAGAATACATTGTTGCAAAAATGGAATCTGGTTTTTAATGTTTAATTATGTTGATGTAGATCTACCTAAACTTGATAGAGAAACTATTGATGGTGTTAGATTTTATAAAGTACCTGATGAAGAAGAACTCCTTCGATTAGTTTCTATCACTTCTGTAACTAGTCATTTCAATAAAGAAATCTTTGTCAAATGGCGTAAAAGAGTTGGTAATGAGGAAGCAGATCGTATCACTAAACGTTCTACAAGACGTGGTACAGATATGCATACATTGGTTGAATATTTTATGAAAAATGAGCAACTACCAGATGTTCCTCCTATTTCTAAATTTCTTTTTAATATCTGTAAAGAAAAACTAAATCTTATAAATAATATTTACGCCCTCGAAGGGTCTCTGTATAGCAAACAATTAGGTGTAGCAGGGACTGTAGACTGTATCGCTGAATACGAAGGCGAGTTAGCTATAATCGACTTCAAAACATCTGCCAAACCCAAACCACGGGAATGGATTGATCACTATTTTGTACAGTGCATGGCATATGGTTGTATGCTGTACGAACTGACTGGCATTTCAGTCAAAAAACTTGTAATTATTATGGCTTGTGAAAATGGAGAATGCGTCGTCTATGAAGAACGAAACAAATCAAAATACATCAAACTTCTCACAGAATACATTGGAAAGTTTGTTAGAGATAAACTGGAGCTCTATGGAACCTAACAAAGAACTAGAGAAAGCAATTGAAAGTAAATTTTTAACTCCCTCTAAATTTGCTTTAGAAATTGAAAAAATTGCTTCTGAAGAAAAATTTAATTACATCGATGCTATCGTACACTATTGCGAACTCAATGAACTTGAGGTAGACTCTGTAACGAAGCTTGTATCCAAACCACTGAAGGAAAAACTGAAGTGGGATGCTACAAGACTTAACTTTATGAAGAGAACATCGAGAGCAAAACTTCCTTTATGATCGTGACACCCTTTGAAACTTATCAACATTATTTGTCACTAAAAAATCATTTTACAAATCCCAAATACGACTTCTTTAAATACGGAGCAAAAACCCGTGCTAGTGTAACCTCTTTCAATAAGAGGAAAGACAAGTATTGGTTCGAGAAAACCTCTCGCAAATACTCCGATGAAGAGGTCGTTGATTTTTTGGTATCAAACTTTTCTTCCGCCGATAACCCACAGAACCTATGGATTGGAACAATTATCAATTCTGGAGAAAGGATTTACGCCGAATGGAAAAAGAGAAAACAGAGTTCGACTTACTTATTCAAAGAACAAAGCAACGAGTTGTTCTCGGAGAAAGAATTCGAGAAACTGTTCGATTGTTCCAAAGGACATCCCATTCTTCTGAAAGAATATCTAAGCGGGAGATTGTCTCTAGAAAACTTCGTGATCTACGAAAAAATCTTCCATTTTTCAAAAAATTTCGATAAGAAGTTAATTGATCCAGTATGGGAAACTGTCAGTTTGAAATTGAAAAAATATGGACCATTCATAAATATTAATGTATTTCAATACAAGAAACTTCTACGGTCAATAGTAAATGAGTGAATTTTTCGACTCCGAAATTATTCAGGAGGAACTAACTGAAATTAATAATTTACAGGAGAAGATCTATGGATCTCTCTTTGGTTTTGGTATGATGTCTAAAGAAGATCGTCTTGAGCATATTGAAATCTTGACAAACTTGCTAGAAAAGCAAAGAGTGATGTATACTAGATTATCTCTTTCAGACGATCCAAAAGCGGTTGAAATGAAAGAGAATCTTCGTAAGTCGGTCGCAATGATGGGTTTTCCACCTGAGACCGATATGACTATGCTTTTCAATAGTATGAAAGCGACCATCGATTCTCTCAAGAATTATGTTGACTCCTGAGTAATTTTTCGCTATACTATCTAAGTAAATCCAATTAATCCAACTCAATCCGAGGTATCTAAATGTCTTTCGCAGACCTTAAAAAGCAATCTAAACTGGGCTCCCTGACACAAAAACTGGTCAAGGAAGTCGAAAAAATGAATAATACTGGCGGTTCTTCTGATGACCGTCTCTGGAAACTGGAGTGTGATAAGAGCGGCAATGGTTATGCCGTCATCCGTTTCCTGCCTGCACCTGATGGTGAAGATCTTCCCTTCGTGAAACTGTACTCCCACGCCTTCCAAGGTCCTGGTGGTTGGTACATTGAAAACTCTCTGACTAGTTTGGGTCAGAAAGATCCTGTATCTGAGTATAACTCACTGTTGTGGAATAATGGCACCGATGCAGGTAAAGATGCTGCACGTAAGCAGAAGCGTAAATTGACTTACATCAGCAATATCTACGTTGTAAAAGATCCTGCTAATCCTTCCAATGAAGGTAGAGTGATGCTGTATAAGTACGGCAAGAAGATCTTTGACAAACTCACTGCTGCTATGCAACCCGAGTTTGAAGATGAGGAAGCAATCGATCCGTTCGACTTCTGGCAAGGTGCTAACTTCAAACTGAAGGCAAAGAACGTTGCTGGTTATCGTAACTACGATTCTTCCGAGTTTGCCGCACAAGGCGCACTCTTGGACGACGATGACGCAATGGAAGCAATCTGGAAGAAAGAGAACTCTCTCGCTGAGTTCACTGCTCCCGATCAGTTTAAGGACTATGACGCACTGAAGAAGCGTCTTGATTATGTTCTGGGTAACAAGGGCACCCCTCGTTTCCAAGATCAAGAAACTGTTGAGGCAGAGGAAGATTTCCGATCTTCTAGTCGTGGTGTTGCTCCTGCAGTGACTTCTACCCCTGGTGACTTCAACGCAGAAGATATTGTCACTTCTAGTTCTTCTTCTAATGATGATGACGATGCACTTTCCTACTTCGCAAAACTTGCTGAAGAGTGATGAAAGATCTTAAGATCCCTTTTGCTATTGTTTCCTTCCTACTAGTTCAGGGAGCAGGCGTAGTATGGTGGTCTTCCCAGATTGACGGTAGAGTAAAGACTCTCGAAGCAGAGAGTCTCTCTATTGCCAGGGAAAACCGCCGTTATATTCAAGAAGTGATTATGCCTTCTTATGAAATCAATGATGCTTGGGATAACCCG